TTAGTATTTGGTACAACAGCTTGTTGGCCAGCATCAACTAGGTTTTGTGCTGAGTCTTCAACATCATATAACCTCATTCGTGCTCTGTCCACTCCCACGATAAATCGTTTGTTGACTGATGTATCGTTGTACCTGTTTTTAAGTTGCTTGACAAGGATTTGGTTAAGTCCTTCGAGCTCTTCGTTTGAGATGAGGGCAAACATAAGATCTGCAGTTGCAGGAAGCCCGAACGATTCTGACGTATCTTCGAGGCCAACATCACTCGATCCATATCCAGTTCTAGTTGTCTGAGTCGCTGACATAATTGGTACGTTGTATTCAACTGCAAGGCCGCGAATTTCTTCTGCAACAGATTTGATGAGGGAATACGTATTAACACTACCACTTAATCCTTTAATGCGTGAAGATGCACAGATGTTCAAGTAATCAATAAAGATAATATCTGGCATAAACTCTTTCTTAAGTTTGAGCTCATTGAGCAATGAACGGAAATGACCGACATGTGCTGAACCTGTTGGATATTCCTTTATAATTAGATTGCCAAGAGTCTTAGATGAAATCTTATTGATCTTATCATCGAACATTTTCTTTGATAGATTTTCAAGTTGATCGATTTCAACATTAAAGAGATTAGCATCTATACGTTCTGCTATTCTTTCTTCTGACATTTCCATAGTTAGATAAAGAACATTCTTACCATCAGTTAACGCACCAGCTGCGCAATGACACATGAACAATGACTTACCTACACCAGTACCAGCAAGAGCAATGTTTAAACTCTTTCTAGGTAAACCACCTTTAGTAATGCTATTGAACTTTTCAAGATCAAACGGTAGTTTCTCTTCAGTAGTATGATAGAACTCATATCGTGCATCTGCACTTTTGATATAGTCATGGCCGATGTTTGTATCGAAAGAAACTGAAAGAGCATCTGACAATATTTCAGGCAATGAGTTCTTAGAGTTCTGATCATCACGGCCATCAATGATTTCAATAGACTTCATGATGGCAAGATAGATTGCTCTATCCTGACACCACTTTTCAGTGTGTTCGAGCAACCATCCAATATCATCAGCAACAGGAGTCTTGATTGTTTCTACAACTTCATGAGCTTGAATATGGGTTTGCTCATTTAGGTTAGCGTTGTCTAACTCAATAGACAACGCTTCAGGAGTAGGTAGTTTATTATACTTACCTACAAAGTTTAAGATTTCATCAAATACAAACCTTTGTGCACCTTCAAAATACTCTTTCTTTAAAAAGGGTATAGTCTTACGAGTGTATTCATCATTCGTTAGAAGGTTCCGCAGGATCGTTGTTGGTACGTTTGGAGTCATCATCATTTCCTATCTTATATTCGCCTGTATCAAATGCATCCTGAAGTATATGAGCTAGCACATCTCCAATATAGTTCTGGAAATCAGCAGACTCAGTGAGTCCTTCATCTCCTTCTATTAACGCCCACATGAAAGACAAAGTAGCATCTTCTTCGTCTTCGTTCACCTTAGCTGAAACTTTAGAATATTGGTACTTAGTTCCAGCATAAGATGATGTTAATAGTTCAATTGTGTACATCGTATCTTCAGGACGCTCAATGAATTTGTAATCGTCTTGTGTTATATTATACACTGTTTTACTCCGCTTGTACATCATTAAATAATTCTGCTTCTTCACCTAACATTGACTTCAATCCAATAGTATAATGCGATCGAATATATTCTTTCAAGTTAGTCTCTTTAAAGATAGGTTCCCAGAACTCTTTACTAAGCGTATCTTTCTCACGGCATTTAGGATCAAGAAGTTCACCAGTTTGTTGATCTACACGACAGTACCATCCGACAGAAGGTTTAGCAACAAAGTTACCTGCCATTGCAATATCAAGTAGACCAGAGTATTTCTCAATACCACCATCCCATGTGACAATAACTGGAATCTTAGATTTCTCCTTTACAAAGCGAGACTTTTCAACGTTAACAATAAAGTTATAACCTTTGATCTCTGTGCCGACTTTGTTCTGTTGGCGACCAATGATCCAGATGTTATCAGCTGAATAGTAAATACCTGTGCCACCAGAAACGATAGCTTTAGGGAACAAACCAATCTCTTGGTAGGTATGATTAACTGCGATACATGGGATATTCTTCATTGTAAGGTATGGCGTAACCATGCGGAACAAGCCTTTAAGAGCTTTTGCACGTGACATATCTGCAACTGATTTCTCGTTCTTTGCATCTTCTAATTCTTTCTTAGATGCTAAGTTACCTATAGAATCTATAACGATAATGACACGATCTTTGTTTTCAATAGCTTCAAGCTGTGATACTATATCAAACTTAAGTTTCTCTACATCCATAATAGGTGTATGAAGAATGCGATTGGTATCAATACCAAATGATTCGAAGTATGTTTGAGGTGAGCCAAACTCTGAATCATAGAACAACATGATTGCGTCTGGATGTTTGTTCATATACGCAGCAGCCATTAGCAAAGCAAATGATGTTTTAAAGTGTTTTGACGGACCAGCGAGAACAGTAAGACCTGAGCCTAAACCGCCATCCGGATCGCCAGATAATGCTACGTTGATCATGGGTACTGGTGTACTCACAAAATCTTGTTGTGAAAAAATCTTAGAGTTAGCGAGGATGTCACTACCTTTAATCTTTGAATTACTCTTAAGCCTATCCATTACAGACATTGTATTCTCCTACTGGTTTCATTTATTAGAACTATTATAACACAAAGTCCTTGAATTGTACACTGTTATTTTCATTTATTTTCTGCATCAAGAACACGCTGTCTCAAATCAGATGATGAGAAAGAATGCTTGCGCTTATTGTAATGAATCGGGCAAAGCCCTTTACCTGTATGATCAGTGTTTTCGTATTCTTCGCCTACGATTCTTATATCAGGTTGGATAGTCAAAATCATATCAATGATTTCTTGTTCAGTAGAAAAAGGAATAACTTCGTCAACGTACTTGCAACCTGCAAGCTGAACGTATCTTTCGAAAGGGGTTTGAATTGGTTTGTTTTTAATATCTGGTCGCTCTAGCGTTGGATCAGTTAGTAACCCACAGATAAGGTAATCGCACATTGACTTAGCTTCTTGAAGCATAACAATATGACCTGCATGTAATAAATCAAATGTTGAACAAGTAAAGCCGATTTTGACGTCAGGCGGCATAATATTTAATTCACTAGCTATTTTAGAAATGTTTACAAACATTTTTCACGCACTCCATTATATGATTTTTGTCAGGATGATACTTATAAACTCTAGTAATCTCAGCGATAACTAGCACCATAAGCTGATCTTTATTTATCTCGTTAAACAGCGCGAGATATTCAAACGTTGCTACATAAAGCTTTGGGCGGTAATTGTTAATAACTAAACTTGCAATAAGCTTAGCACAATCAATTTCAGTACAACCAAATACATCAGTAATAGGATCAATCAGCGTCATAGTATCTTCTTTGCCGTTGAATAACATATTCTTGATACCGAAGTCACCATGTGCAAACGTTCTATTGTATGTTCTAAGAGCGCGCATATCACTTACGTTATCGATCAGTTCTTCTTGGCCTGAATTGATAGCATGAGCTTCTATGCGATCTATATATGATTCATAAGTTATATTGTCTATTGCTTCCCAATGAAACGGTAGTGGATCTAGCACTTTCATAGCATCAAGCTTGTTTTGAATAAGGGCAAGAGCCATATGAAAGTTATCATCAAAGTAACCTTCGTCGTGCTCGATGTAATCCATAGTAATAGTTTCACCAACGATTCTATGTACATTTGGTGTGGCAATACCCTTTGCTTTAGAAAACCAATCACCTGTTGCATGAGCTCTAGTATCTTGCTTATGTACTAGTTTACCATCTGTGTAGATTTCACCTCCAGATAAACCACCCTCAAGATCACGTATGTTTACTTTAAGAAAGTCTTCTGGTAGGATACCCTTATCATCTATGTAGTAAGCTGCTAGAGGCTTGTCAAATGAAAGATCACTATACTTAACATTA